TGTTTTTGTCTAAATCAATTGGCTTGTCACCATTATAAAACCATACATAAGATGAGAGTTTCGTTCCATCTTGTGTATAGGTACATTTTTTGCCTACCGAGCAGGCGCTTAATGCAAATAATAGTGCCAGAACTAAATACAATTTATTCATTTTGGCTCCTTTGGTGCAGGCCCAACGTCAACAAAATGTTCATACGTTCGTTGCTCTGCGTTTTTTTGTTCGTCTTCTACTCGACAACATGTACCTAATTTTTCTTTTTCTTTGGTATGCATATTGCAAGTTTGTTTTTCTTCTATTGGCATGAGAGACACTCATCGTTGTTTACTGTAGCCCCTTGAGGATTACAGTTACATTTTTCACAGGGACAAACGCCATTAGCGTCTGAATGTCCGCCGACATTACAGTGACAATTACATAAACAATTTTTACATTTAGTCCCTTCCATAAAAATCTCTCCAGAACCATTCTTTAAATTTTTTCCACCAGTTTTTAATCATTCTCTTCCTCTAATTTTTTTTGTAGATCCATACCCTCTTGTAAAAGTTCGGATGTACTTTTTTCCTTTTCCTCAATTCCGTAGAAGTACTTATCAGTATCTTCCGTTTTCCATTTACTACTATCTTCTACATTCCATTCAGAAGTCTGTACCTTCCAATCAACTGGAACTTCATCCTTCACCGTGAAAGATGGAATACTCCATATTATTCTATTGTTAGGTTGTGCTGCATAATTCCCATCATCCAAGGCTATTATGTGCGCGCACTTATGTTCGTGCGGGATTTCTGAATGATCTGTATCTACTATATTACTCTCTGGATGGGCCCAGTCAACTGTAAAGAGATAAGCACCCTCGCGCCATTTCTTATCTTTGCCTATGAATTTACCGGACTGACCGTCTAAGACATCAAAAGAAGTAATGCTAGGATAGTAACTAAAGCAATTCCACAGCTCCAACTCATCAAGTCGCAGCCGAGGAACCTCTTCCGGCTTATAACCTCTTTGTATGAATGCAGAGATCGGCAAACGGTAGAATACAGCTCCATTTTCCATAATTGCGTGAAAGAGTATTGGACGCCCCGTAATCGATGCAATCCCAAAAAGTAAGCAATCCTCCACTTCTCCATGATGTTCTTTAAGATCATAAAGATATTCTCTCCTGACCTGCGCATACGTTGCAGGTATGTTTGCATTCAAATAAGCCATTCAACATATAATCCTAGTTTGCTAAAAAATAGATAGCAACGATCACTACCACAATAGCGGCAGATATTTTGGGATTAGCTTTTGCTAATGTCCAAAGTTGTTTCGCTTTTTCCATAGTTCCTCCTATTTTATGTTACCCCAGTTTGTACCCGACTCGTAGTCTACCTTATTAGGGACTTCTAGTCCAACTGCAGATTCCATAATTTGTACTATTTGTTGTGCTTGTTTATCATTTTCTACAGAAATATCCAGTTCATCATGTACTTGAATATGAGGGGTAATTCCTGCTTTATAGAGTTCCAACATCGCTTTTTTAGTCATATCAGCAGCGGATCCTTGTATTAATTTATTTAAAGCTTTGTAGGTGTAGGCTCTTTTAATTCCTGGTCCGTGTTCCAAGATTGCTTGTTCATGAGGCAATGCCTTATGAATACCGAATTGATTGGGCTCCCATAAATGAAACCGACATAAACGTCCTAATAAAGTTCTTATTTTACCCGAGTCTTGTGCACGTTTCATGACCGCGTGCATGAGTTGTTTTACGAAGGGAACTTGTGTATGATACTGGGTAAAAATTTCTTCAGCTTTTTCCTTATTAACCCCGAGTTCTGCTTGTAATTTATTTTTTCCCATTCCATAGAATAATCCTAAATTAATAGTTTTCGCTTGAATACGAGGGATCTCGGCCATATCAGCAACGATGGTATGAAAATCTGCATCCCCTGCTTTATAAGCATCCAAGACATCATTCACTCCGTGTAAATTTTGAAGCGCTGCGTAATGCACAACGAGTCGTGGCTCTTGTTGATTATAATCAAAACAACCCCACTTACATCCTTCCTCAGGAATAAATAAAGATCTAATCCGTGGTCCAAGATTCTTGTTCCGTGCGGGAATCTGTTGAAGATTAGGGTTACGATAACTAAATCGTCCGGTGACCGTTCCCCCACTGTCTCCACGTAATTGATTAATTTCTGCATGGATTCTACCCCTATGAGTATATTTTAAAATCGTATCGATGAAAGTAGTATGAGCTTTATTAATTTCCCTGGCTTGAGCAATAAGCTTCACCACCGGATGAGGGTGATGCATTAAAAAGTTTTTAGTAAAAGAAGGAGCTTTAGTCTTGGCTGTACGATCATAAGGAAGCTTTAATTTATCAAAGACCTGTGCTATACTTCTTGCCGCCCAAATCTGTACTTCGACGTTCGTCTTTTGTTTTACCTCATAAAGTAATTTTTTCTCTTGTTCTACTAATGTTTCCTTTTCGATCGCTGCTTGTTCTTGATTTACACGTACCCCGAGAAACCTCATATCCGCTAAACAAGGAAATAATTCTGTTTCTAATTTCCATATATCATGAATATCTTGGTGTTCTATTTCTTTTTTTAATTCTTGCCATAACTTATAAGTTAGTTCTGCATCTTTTTCTGCGTAAGAACCTACGTACATTGCAGGGAGTTTATACATTTCTGCCTTAGCATCGACACCCCAATCCTTGGCTGCCGCATAGAGAGCTGCTTCATCTTTGCTTTGACCTAAATAGCGTCTTGAACAACTATTTAAATCATAACGGAGTTGATTTTCATCCACGATAGCGGATCCAATCATCGTATCAATAATTCTACCTTTAATGGTAAAGCCTTCTGAACGTAGCCAGCACACATCATACATAGAATTATGAAAAATTTTATCTGCACTATTATTTAAAACTTCCTGGAACCATTTTCTCACTATAGCTTTGTCCATATTGCCTCCACCTTCATGGGCGATAGGAAAATAACCCGACCAGGTTTGAGTGGCGACAGAAATACCAACAATGTTTCCATTTTTAACAATGGATCCTGATCCCATCGAATGATTTAAATTAGGATCCTTCGTTTCTAAATCAATGGCTATTTCACATTCTTGACTTAAATCTGGAAAAGATTCCGGTGGAACCCATTCGGTTTGTGGTTTAAATAAAGGTAGTTGCATTATTTTTTTTCGGCCTCCTCTTTTGTTATCCCGGCATTACGATATTCTTCTTCTTCAGTCATCGGAGTCATATCAGGATTTTTGGGTTGATTTAAAGTAAAGCCATGGGGTAAGGGTCTAAGGGCTTCGTTTTCTGCGTAATCTCTTTCAATAGCCATATCAATATAATGTTTAGCTTTAAGTAAATCTTGTTTTTGTCCTTTCTGTTTATGTCTGCACAAATATTTTATAGCATTTCCTTCCGCAAACGGCAAATTATTTTTATTAATAAATTCAGAGGGTTGAATTTTCATCGAGGCATAATGATTTCCTCCAATTTGTTTTTTGTATGCATCACTCATAATAAATAACTTTTATAAACGTCCTTAGGTTCTACAATATGTAAATGGTCCTTGGTTCGTGTTGCACCGACATAGAATAATCGATTCACATCATCGGGTCTTTGTTCATATTCCCCATACGTTCGTCTTGTTAAATCGGTAAGGAGAATGACATTTTGACATTCTCCGCCTTTGGCTCCATGAATGGTAGAGAGCGTAATCCGTGGAGTTTGATTTAGTTTCTCTCCATTCTGTCTCATTTTTCTAATGTACGAGACACGTCTTGTTGGAGCTTCATCTAAAGCTTCGTACCAAACTTGATCGGTTTTAAGACCATATTTTTCTTGGCATTCTTTTAATGAATAAAAGTTATTTTTATCCATTAAAGCTAATTTTTCTTTTTCTAATTGATGGGGACTTATATAATTAAACATTTGAGAGACCGTTTGATAATCTAAGGTTCCCCCTTTACGCCATTTTTCCCATTGAGTAATAGCTTCGTATAACTCGGATTCATATCCTTTTTTAAATTTATTTTTGTAGTAGTATCCTTTTTGATAAAGTACTTCTTCTAATTCATCCAACAAAGATCGTGTTCTTCCTAAGATTAGCCATTCTCCTTGAGACATATCAATGTCTCTAAAATCTGCATAGACCGAAACTTTTCCTTGTTTCATTTTAGGCTTCCATAATTTTGGAATTCGATTGCTTATCTTTCCTATAATTTTCATAGCTATTTCATGAATTTTAGCAGGAATCCGATAGGATTGAGTAAGATTAACAAACTTGCCATCAAGAGCAATGAAACTATCTACATCCGCACCCGCCCATTTAAAAATAGCCTGGTCGTCATCACCTGCAATATAATTATCTGCAGTTCGATTCCATATCGTTTTGACCATATCCCATTGCATAAGTGAAAGGTCTTGTGCCTCATCTACAAAAACTACATCAAATTGAGGAGAGGCATTCGCTTTAATAAAATTTAAAATCATATCGTTAAAATCTACGAGGCCATATTCTTTTTTATATCTTTCTAATTCATGCGCTATAATTTTAAGTTTATCAAATTCAACATCCTGAGTGTGCTCTTTTAAATCATATTGTTTTTCAAAAGAAATGTTTCTTAATTTTGCAAGCTGTAAAATTCTTAAGTAATCACTTTTAGTGGAGAAGATTCCATTCATTTCTTGATCATTTTCTTCATAATCCACCGGGAATCCTAGTTTGTTTCCTAAATCGGCGTAGTGTCTTTTTTGCATAACGTTTTGTTTTTGAATACCTAATCTTCTAAAAGCCAAGGAGTGGAGTGTTCTAAAATAAGGAAGATCATCTTCACTCAAATTAAATTTAGCAACCGCACGGTCTCTTGCTTCGTAAGCCGCTTTTTGAGTAAAAGCAAAATAGCCTATTTTATTAGGATCGGTTTGTTTTAAATATTTATCAACGAGGTTTAAGAGCGTCGTTGTTTTTCCTGTCCCTGGTGGTCCGAGTACAATTGTTTTCATTTTATTTTCCTAAAAAAATTTCTCCAAATCGCTGATCTTATAATAGAAACAACGGTAAAAATTAAAGCAATTCCTATGCTGTCCCATACCGTTGGGTGGAGTCCAAAGAAAGGAAAGATATAAAGTTGTATTAAAATAGCTAAAATAAAACCGCTGCCTACATCTATTAAACTTTCTATAAAACATCTTTTAAACATTAAAAAGCATCCTTTGGTTTAAGTTCTTTTTGTTTGTAGTCGTCTTGAGGTTTTTCAAAAGATTTTACAATCGTCACTGTCGGTCGATGTTTACCAATAGTAATCCGATCGGTCGTACATTCACATTCTTCTTTAAGCATCTGACTTGTTTCTTGAAATTTAACATCCCATCTACGTCTTTGTAAAAAACCATAATAAAAAGAATCAAATAAGAAATAATGTTTTCCCTCGTTGGTGTAGACACTTCCTTTTTTAATATCATCTTTTTCCACACTGGAAGAAGCACGGTTGGTACAAAATTCTTCTAAATGATTTGTGAGCTGATCTTTTTTAGTGGTACCCGTTGGTGGAGTAATTACTTCTCGTACTCTAAGTAGTTGATTTATAAGGATTTTCCAGTCTTTTAATTTCATACTAGGGGGGTAAATTCCTATCCCTGCAATACAAGCTTCTTCAAATAAAGATTGTTGTTTTAAATATTTAGCACTTGGAAGTTTAAGTCTTTTACCATCCACGTTTAAATAATAATACGGTTCTTCTAATTGAATTTCTTGAAGATCACTTAGACCAGGAAAGGTTGGAGAATTTCCTATACCATGTTTTCTTTTTCTACATAAATCTTTATCACAATAACTGCACATGGGTTCTTCTTTACATAAAAACCCCCAATCCTGTTTTTCATGTTGACTTTTGATCTTGTCAATTTCGTTTTGTTCTAGTTCTCCTATCATATAGTCTTTATGAAATTCAGATACTTTCTCTTTCCAATTCTTCCATTTCTTTTTAGCAAAAACAGCATAATGAAATAAAGCTAAATTTCTGTTTTTAGCAATTTTACTTGCTGCTAATATTTCTATACAGGGTGGACCATCAGAAAATTCTGACTCAGATCTTTTTACTTTAATGTCACTAACGTTGCATTTTTTAAGGTCTACGATACCATAGAACTGTTCTAAAGTAGCTGCTTCCCCTTCTTCAGTAAAAGCATAACGTGTTGTTTTATCTCCTTGAAAATAAGGAAGATTTAAAAAATTTCCTGTGTCTTCTTCTGATTTTAATTCTATTTGTTTTGGAAATATTTCTGCATTACCAAATCCTAAGATAGCTCTAATCTCTAAGAGTTTGTCTCTCATGATTTTAGCTTCTATAAATTCTTTTGAAAATAAAAAGATATGTGCTCCACCACTTTTAGATCGACAGATTATAAGTGGAAGTTTTAAGGTTTGAATTTTTTTTAATAATTTTTGATGATCAAAACCTGCGTAAGAATCGACATCAATACATCCCCACTTGCAGAGATCCTCTTCATTAATGGGAATAATTCCTAAGGTAGGTTCAATGCCGCTTAAATGTTTTTGAAAATGATCGTCTGTGACACTCTCTCTTTTTACAAAAGATTTTGTTTTTAATTTAGTGCCATTTTTCGGTGCTGAATTAATGTACGTGCACCCATGGGCTCTCTTTAAGCCTTCAAATATATTTATAAATTTCTCTACCATATTATTATCTTTTTAAGAGAGGCGATCCCCTCTCGGTTATCGCCTCCTCCTTGCAAGATATTCACCCTAGGTGAATTCTAGTATGGAACGTCCGTATTAGTTTCAGAAGGCGCTGCTTTCACTTGCACATCCCCTTTGCTTAATCTTTCAGCAAAAGTTCTTGCAATTTCATAAGCACCTTTATCTTTGATGGAGTCTTTTTTAGATACATCCCAACCAAACCATGTTCCTTTGTCATTAGACATCTGAACAGTTTTTAACGTATAAATGTGGCTATAAGTTGGTGGTGTAAACAAACCATTCTTACCCTTCATCTTGATGGACATCATCATTGTATTCCATTTCTTGCTAATCTTTAATTGAGTAGCTTTCATGGAAATCAATGCAGTTGATGGTGTTGAGTCGGAGACTAAGACAACAAAATGGTTGGCTGTATTCTCAAGATAATTACCATTTGGTAATCTATCTTTATTCATTTTGTCTCGAGTAGTTTCATTAATGATACCACTATCCACAGTATGAATTGCTACAGGCGCACCCATGCTTGTTCCTCTATCTTGCCATTCAACATATTGTCTTTTATAAAAAACAGGCAATACATCAATTTCATCGTAGAGTTGAGTCGTGACAGTATTATATATCTTTCCCGGTTCTGCACCTTCGACATATTTACTATCTTTCTTATTTACTTCGGGAGATAATTGTCCCAAAACTTTCAGAAAAGGTAACGCAAGATCTTCTTGCGATATATTCTGAGAGCCAGCATTTGCATCAGCTTCGAAAAGATTCGTAGACAATGCACCTGCTTGATCGCGTTTTGCGATATTTGCTTCTTGGTTCATGGTTATTGTTTCCTTGTTATTTTGGTTCGGTTTCCTACGAACACGTTAAAAATATCCGTTGGCATTTCTTTACCTGCCTCAATTCGCTCACGGACAAGAGCCTTCAGAGTCATGGGCTCAACCTTCAACTTTTGTGTCGGTTGATACCCTTGACCCTTCGCAAGGTCAGCATATTCTGCTGCCTTGGTGTCTTCGTTACGACCAAAGGAAACGGAGATTTCGTTCTTTATAATATCCCCCAGGCCATTGAGACGAAGCCAGTTATAGGCTTTCTCTCTATTTGCAATAGAGATAGTTGCGCTATAATACGGTTTGACATCTACGGCAGAGCCATCCGCTAATTTAAGTGAAGATAATCCCATTTCACTTAAAAGAGTAGGAATGATTTCTCCCGAGACTCGTTCTAGATCTTTCTTCTTATTTTTAAGAGTTTCTTCCATGGTTTTAATTAGATCTTCCATGGCTCTTAATTTTTTTACTTCATCGGCTAAGGATTTAATATTAGAAGTCTTATCGATAACTTCTGTTTGATCCTTCTCCATTTGTTCTACAAGTTTATTCATAGTGTTTTATTTCCTCCTGTATTATTTCTATTTCTTTTTTACACTTCCTGTATGATTGGTATACTAAACGTTTTTTCACAAAAGTCAAGCAAATTATAGGAAGATTTATAAGAGTTGTTAAAAAGTAAGTAATAGGGGCTTCTTTTCCCAAGTCCTGCGTCAATTTGTCGCTGATAGAAATATTTCGTTCTGTTTCTAGGAAATCTTTTTCCCATCGTTGAGCACGTTCTAGTCTACTTTTTAATCTATAATAATGTTTATAATCACTCATCAATATTACCTTTCTCGTGTAGGTTGATTTCTATGGCATAGTATTTTCTTTCTTGTTTGTCCCATTTTAACAATTTGTATTTACCATTCGTCATATCCGATACTATTGAACAGGCCACCCCTATAATAGCAGGGTCCCCCGTTAATAATAAAAAATCCTTAACTCTATAATCTTTTAAACCTTTTCTTAATTTAAAAATTAAAGGACCTGGTGAAAAAATAATTTGAGAAAGTTCTGGTAAGAGAAATTTAAAAGTTCCAAATTGCGCTGCCCCTAATATATTAATTTTAGGCCGACCCTCTTTAGTTCCTGCAATTTCTTGAATAACGTAAACTTTAGGGGAATCTGTTTTTATTTCACTGTAATTTATACTTTCTGACATCTTGACAAACAGTCTATCATATGATAAGCTGCTTGTCAAATAGAAAGAATTATGAATTATAAATTTAAGACGAAGCCTTATCAGCATCAGCTGACTGCGTTAGAAAAATCATGGAATAAAGAAACGTTTGCTTATTTCATGGAAATGGGAACGGGTAAAACTAAAGTTCTCATTGATAATATGGCTATGCTATATGATAAAGGAAAAATTGATGGTACTTTAATTGTTGCTCCTAAAGGAGTTATTAGTACGTGGTACGCACAAGAACTTCCTGCTCATCTTCCCAACCATATAGAACATACGTCGGTATTGTGGCAGGCAAATATTAATCAAAAACA